AAACAATGCTAAAAAATGGTCATGCGCCTTTTGAGGGTACAGACGAGCAAGAGTACAATGCAGACATTGAAGCATACGATATTGGTAGCTACTACTGTAATAAACTTTTAGGAAAGGGTGGGGTTTAACCCCTCCCTAAGGAGTTATAAATATGACAAAAGAAAAAATAACAAGAGCTGAAGCAGAAAATCTTGTTTCAAGCAGAGGTTTTACTTGGGAGCAAATAAACGAAATGTTTGATGTTACCAGTAATCCTCGTAGTTATACATTCACTGTAGAAAAAGAAAGGCAGTTTGCAATAAAGATACTAAATGTAATCTCTAATTTATCTTTAAGAGAAAGAGAAAGAGTATTGCAAAGAGCCATAAAAGTTAATAAAGTATAAATATACTTTCCCCTTGTAACCCTCATCATTTATTTGGTGGGGGTTAGTATATTCTTCTTTCAACATTATTTATCATTTCTAACACATTCTCTGTGGATAATTTTCTTTTTTGTCTTAATGCAGTTTTTAAAAGTATTTCAAAATTAGAAAGTATATTTCCTCTTGTATAATCCACATTAATTGGCAAAAGTTCATAGGCATTTTTATATTTTTTATTATATATATTTAACAACTCATTTACTGCCTTATCTTGTATAAATTCTTCATCTAAATAAAAATCTGGATTAGTTGCCATCTACTTTACTCCTTAATAATCTTGACATTCCTGCAATATCGTTTCTTTGGTATAACTCAAACAATTCATCAAATGATTGTGTCATGTTTGGAGCATATGCTTGCATTAATTTTTTAAATATTTTGGCTCTTTTACCTCCTATTAAAGCTGAATAATTTGCCATTGCTTCCGTTGTATGACCAATACTTACACCTCTTTCAACTTTAAAAAATGCACCATAATATCCTTTACCATGACCAAAACCAATCTTTGCATTTGATATTGCTTCTAAATAATCAGAAAAGTAAAGTATATCACTATTAAAAATTCGCATACCTCTTGTTTCTATTAAAAAACTTTTTATATCATTATTTCTTAGGTAAATAGCCATTTTTTTTAATTTTACATTAGTTGCATAAAAATTATTACCATCTATATCTCTGTAAATCTGACCACCTTTCATTCTTTCCAATAATTTTCCGTCAGATAATTCATTTAAATCATCAAAATCTAAACCAGTACCTTTAAATTCTTTGTTAATTATTTCTTTTGTTGACATATCGTAATCTGATTTTTTCAAATCTCTCATACTTATAAATTGTAATTTACCGTCTTTTCCTCTTTTTACACCTGTAAGTCCAAATTTTTCCATTTCCTTATTTACATTTTTACCAATATCGTCCTTATCAAATTTCTTTTGGAATTTTCTATCTTTTAAAACCTCTTTTGATAAATATCCTGATATATAATCTAAACCTTTGTATTTATCTGGCATATCAAAATATATACCTTGATCTTGCATATCATTTAATATGTCAGTTGCATGATCTGTGTCCATAACGTGTCCCATCTCATGTCGCCATGTTGATCTTCTACTATCGTTTTTCAAATGCTCTAAAATATCTGCTTGTGACGAACTTCTTGCACTCATAGCAATAGTATTTTGGTCAGCAAAGGCTCTACTTACTCCATATTGTACTTTTACTCTTGATAAATGTTTTATTGTTTTAAATGGTGTAGATGATCTATTCCATTCAGCATTTTCTTGGAATATTAATTCATCTTTATTTGTAAGACCAAAAGGATTAACTGGCTCTGGTCTAACAGCTTGTACAGTATTTTCATCTTGTACAACATCTTCTGGTTCTACATATACAACTACACATCTACAATTAATAACATTAGATGCTCCACCACTTGGATCTCCTGCATATTGCATCTCTGCACCACCAATTAAAAATGGGTCATTAATACCTACAGTTTGACCATTAGCAAATCTATGGCTATCTCTTGTTCGTGAATCAGTATTGGAAACCCATCTCTTCTGCATATTTGGTTCGTCAAAGTTCTTGGCTTGTGCATGAATTGCGAAAGATGAAACTGTATGTGTTTCCGTACGTGCAATAGTATTTGCCCTAGCTTTCGTAAACCGTGGACTCATTCTTTCATTTATCGCATTAGCAATAGAACTAACACCCTCATCTCTATTGGCAAGTATTGTGTCAGCTATTATATTTCTTGTTGTTTCTGATATACCAACGATTCTTACGCCACCAAGAGTTTTCATATATTGCGAGTATATGAGGTCGTAATCTTGCGTCGCTTTCTGTGCCATTCTCGTAGTGAACATTCTCTTGGCAAATGTCGTGATGCTGTCCAAATAAAATGGTTCCAAAACGGCACGAATATCAGACAATATACGTCTACTATAGACTTGAAAGCCTTGCAAACCACCAACATTATACGAATTACTGGCATCAGAGCCAATTTTTGAAAAAGTGCGAATTAACCTAAAGTTAAGATTCCTTTCGTAATTCTTTCTCAGTCTGTTGACTTCTCTGTATTCCTTTCTCACAGAGATTTTGCGCATTTGTTGTTTGTATTGTAGATTTGTTTTCATCTCTTGCTTTCATAATCTGATCTCGCTTTCTTTTTGAGAATGCAAAACCTTCATCTCCACCCCATAAATCCCAAGCGATTCTCCCATTACTAGGAAAACCTTTTTCTCCTTGTCTAAAGCCTTCTGCTCTTTTATCTACCTCGTGTCGTGAAAAAAAGGAATACATTCTTAATATTGTTGATTCTGATAAATTATCCTTATTTACGATCTGTCTTGCTCTGGCTAAACCAACTGCGGTTCCACCTCTACCAAATTCTTTTCTCCATTCTAATGCCCTCCTTGCATTATCAGCCATTGCTGACGTTGGTTTAAATACTAGTTGTTTGTTTTCTTTTGGCATTTCTAAAGGTTTACCAACCATTCTTTCATATTCTGAATGTGATTCACATGGCATATAAACAGTTCTTCCATCGCTATCATGTGCATGGTAACCTCTACAACCTATTTCTTGTGCTCTTGTAGTTGCTTCTTCTATTGTAGTAAATACATCTGTAGCAATCTGCTCTTTTCCATAAGCATCTTCAAATAATCTTTTTGCTACATCATCTTCATTAGGTGTTGGTGGGTCAGGAACTTCGCTTCCAAGTGGAAATAGATTTGCTCCAATATAAACTTCGTCGCCACCTTTAATTGGTTCAAGACCTAGCCTTTCTCTTGCTTCATTTCTTGTAATGATACCTTTATCTACTGCAGTAATGACATTATCGTATATCATTCTTCGTCTTTCAGTTATTGCAGGTATGTTATCAATATCATATTTTAATTGTAAATCCTCTCCAAACTGTGGAACCAACCACTCATTAAGATCGCTTTGTATATGCTTTAATAAAGGTATAATTGTTTCTTCATATAATGCTAATCTTGCCTCTGCCATATTAGAATAAGTTTGGCTGTCAGGAATACCAACCAATTGTGCAGGAACTCCAAAACATAAAGCAATATCTCTTGCACTAAAGTTTTTCATAGATGCAAAATCCATATCCTTTGGTGTCAAACCCATTTCTTTATAATCAAAGTCGCCTTCAAGAATAAGTGTTCTTCCACTGTTTCCACTTCCTTCAAATCTGTGCTTTAAATCTGATCTCAGCATTTCTCTCTGACTATCTGTCAGCATGGTCATATTTCCTGCTTCATCTTTTGGTCTGTATACAACTGCACCACTTGGTCTTGCTCCGTTCATTAACAGCATTACATTGTGTTTGTTGGATAAATTATGTTGGTCAATATCTGTAGATGCCGCCTTTAATGGACTTAATCCATAATAATCGTCTAAAGGGTTGAATAATTTAATTTGTTTTACCATACTTTCGCCAGTGCTTTGATTTACATCATACTTTGCACTTACTTGTCCATTTACCACATACTCGTAAGCCATAGGTATCATATGCTGACTTGGTATTATTCTCATTCTATCTGGTCGCATTGTGTAAAGTTCTTGTGGCATACCTTCGTCTGGACCAGTTTTTAGAATATAACTGTTGCCACTTAATAGAAGATAAGAATACACAATCTGAAAAAACTCTGATTGACTGCACATTGGATTTGGTCTCATTAATAAATCTAAAAGTGGACTATCTTCTATTGGTTGGTCACCTCTAAATAAATTAAATTTTACTGCAGATGCTCCATTCGCTATTTCATTTACACATCTGAAAACAATAGCATTTTCTTGGTAGCCATCTTTTGCTAAATCGCTATAACCCATTTTTGGCTGTGTCTGTGTACCAACATTAGAATATGCGATCATTGGACCTTGCTTGATTTGGTTATCAAACAATGCCTTCCATGCTTCTTTAAATCCCATTTAGGTCTCCTATGTAACTCTCCATATCGCTTGACCAGACGATTTGCTGAGTTCAGTCAACCCCCACACTAGGGCATCAAGCCTATCTGGTGAACGTCTACTATCTATTGTAAACGAACACATTTGGTCTTCTAATTTGGCAAAATATCCAATATGGCTTACCTTACCTTGCTCGTATAATGCAGAGATTGGCTCTGCTCTTACTAGCTTACCTTTAGATGCTCTTACTGCCTTGTAAGGTATGCTTGCATCTACTGTTCTTAGTAATCGCTCCACCAAATCGCCACCATTATTTACTTCTGCAATAACTCTGTCTGCTTCATACTTATAAAAAGCCTCTACCACAGTCTTCGCCCAAGTATCTGCACTCATTCTAGCAGATAAATCTTCTAAAATATAGTACCTATTATCAAAACCTTTTCCACTAACAATTATACCAGTTTCATCTGAGCCTTCATTATTTGTAACTGCTGGGTCAACACTTATTACAATTCTCTGCATTTTATCTGGTAATTGCTTCAATCTTTTATCTTCTATTAAGTTTGGATTCCATAGTGCGCCCTCAACCTCTGTAAGAACCTCTGCAAATAGTTCTTGTCGCCCTAAAGTTGTACCTTCATACTTATCTCTTAACTGTTGTAAGGCGCTTTCTGCAAGATTATCTTTATTATCAAAAGTGCTACCAGTTTGCACAAATACATCTTTACCTTTTCTTTCAATTAAATCAGTTATTATCTTTGTTGGTCTAGGTGTAGTTGTAATTACAAGTTTTGGATTATCCCCAAGTCGTAAGCCAAACATCATTTGGTCAAACGACTCTGAATATCGCCATGCCGCCATTTCGTCTGCCCATATTCTATGGAATTGTGGACCTCTTAATCTATCTGGTTCAATTGCCGCATACCCTTGTATTACTGAACCATTCCATAATCTTAATTCCATAGCACTTCTATTATATGCCTTTCCAGTATCAATCAGACATTCTCTTGGTACCAATTTTAACAAGCCAGACGGTCCTTCAAAGCAGACTCGTCTAAGGTCTCCACTTGTAGGTGCTACTACTCCACAGATAGAATTTGGTCTTTGCATAGCATACGTAAGTATATTTTCTGCACCAGTTCTGGTCTTTCCCCAACCTCTGCCTGCCAAAATTAGCCATATTGACCAGTTACCCTCTGGCTCTATCTGTGTTGACCTAGCTTGTTTTGACCATATTACTCTATTGTGAAAAGCAACTGTTTCTTGTTCTTGAAAATTTGCAGTAAGTTTTTCAAGATAATTTAAATCTAATTTTTCTGCAAGATTGTTCATTTATCCTTATTTCTTGCCATTTCTTGTACTACTTGTAATGCTTCAGAAAGTTTTGTCTCGCCTTTATCTTCTGTAACTATGTCGTGTTTATCTCTCTGCCCTAATAATTGCTTTCCTAACCATATAGCCATAGTTGCATTATTTGTTTCGTCCATTATCTGTAATTGCTTTCTTCTTACTGATAATTTACCCTGCGCTCTGCCTTTTTCTATTGCAGTCTTTACCTCTGGGTCATTTTTAAATCTATCTTCTAATGTTCTTAAAGGAATATCAAAAAAATGTGCAATCTCTGGCATTGTGCAGTTTAAAGTGCAAAGTTTCTGCAATTCTTTTATATCTATATTGACCTTTGGTCTGCCAACTTTTTTTGTTTCTTGCTTCATTCTTTTTTATATACCACGAAAATTATTGTTTTTTCAATCTCCAAAACCAATTGTCTTGCTTTAATTCACCTTTAAAGTAGTTTATTGTTTTAATCAAGCCTTCTTGTAATTCAATCTGTGGTTTCCAATCAGTTTGCATATATATATTTTCAATATCTGGTTTTCTTTGTTTTGGATCATCTTTAGGTAGTTTTTTATATATAATCTTACTTTTGGATTCTGTAAGTTGTAATATTTTTGTTGCCAAATCTTTTATTGTAAATTCTTTTGGGTTTCCAACATTCAATGGTTCAGGATATTTTTCAGGATTATTCATTACTGCATATAATCCATTAATTAAATCATCTGCATAACAAAAACTCCTTGTTTGTGTACCTTCTCCATATATTGTAATATCATTCTCTTGTAATGCTTGTATTATGAAATTTGATACAACTCTGCCATCATTCATATCCATATTTGGACCATAAGTATTAAATATCCTTACAATCTTTACATCTAAATCATATTGTCT